CTGGGCGACAGCCAATCGCTGGGACGTATACGGGTGTACGTACCAGAGAAAGACTAGACCAAGACGGCGCGCAGAATATCACGGCAAACAGCCAATATGCGCTGTTTGGCCAATTGACAGCTCTAAATCCCAGGTTTTGCCGCGTCGATGTCAAGGGTGGCAGGCGCGACCTGAGGTCACAGGCCTGGAACTCTCGTGCAAATGGCTGTTCTAGACACCTTCGTCGTTGCTTGCGTAGCATCGGCGACTGTCCTTCGTGCAATCCTTCCAAATAGAGTTACCCATGACTATCCAGCAAACACCCGGGCACGTGCTGCCCGCGCGCAGCGCCGCCAAAATGGAAGCTGCCATGGCCGTGGGCGCCTTCGCGATCGGCACCGGCGAATTTGCCATCATGGGCCTGATGCCCGACATCGCCCAGAACCTGGGGTTAAGCGAACCGCAGGTCGGCCACGCCATCAGCGCCTACGCCCTCGGCGTGATGGTCGGCGCCCCGCTGCTGGCCATCCTCGGCGCCAAGCTGCTGCGCAAACACATGTTGTTGCTGTTGATGGGCCTGTACGCCCTGGGCAACCTCGCCACGGCCTTCACCCCGACCTTTGGCTCGCTGGTGGCCTTCCGCTTCATCAGCGGCCTGCCCCATGGCGCCTACTTCGGGATTGCCGCCGTGGTCGCCTCGAGCATGGTGCCCAACGACAAACGCGCTGGCGCCGTGGCCCGCGTGATGATGGGCTTGACCCTGGCCATGCTGCTCGGCAACCCCATCGCCACCTTCCTCGGCCAGCACCTGGGCTGGCGCTCGGCCTTCGCACTGGTCAGCCTCATCGCCCTGTGCACCATCGCGCTGGTCTGGCAGTTCGTGCCCCATCGCCACGACGAACAACGCAGCGACCCGCGCAAGGAACTGCGCGCATTCACCAAACCGCAGGTGTGGATGGCGCTGTCGATTGGCGCGATCGGGTTTGCCGGGATGTTCTGCGTGTTCAGCTACCTGGCCCCGACCATGCTCGAAGTGACCAAAGTGTCACCCCAGTGGATTCCCTTCGGCCTGGCGGCGTTTGGCGTGGGCGGGATCATCGGCAACATTGCCGGCGGCAAGCTGTTTGACCGCATGCAGTTCCGTGCAGTGGGCTTGATCCTGGTGTGGTCGATGGCCGTGCTGCTGTTCTTCCCCTTCGCGGCATCGTCGCTGTGGGGCGTGCTGCTGAGCATGGGCCTGGTCGGCACCATGGTGGCCCTGGCCGCACCGCTGCAAATCCGCCTGATGGACATCGCCCATGAAGCGCCAAGCCTGGCGGCAGCGTCGAACCACGCGGCGTTCAACCTGGCGAACGCGTTGGGGCCGTGGTTTGGTGGGATGGCGATTACCGCAGGTTATGGCTGGACGAGTACCGGCTATATCGGTGCGGTAACGGCTTTGGTGGGTCTCGGTGTTTATCTCATCGCACGAAGGATGCGAGGCGGACATTGAACCGTTGGTAGATGAACGAATGCGTCGTAGAAATGATCCTACGGCAAGTGTACTGAGTCGGCGCGACGCTATTAGAGTCCGCCGAGCTTAACAGACAAGAACTATTCGCATCTAATACGACGCGTACTTTTACGTGGGCGCATTGTGTTTTTTTCTCTACAATTTGAAAACGCAAATAAAGGAATTTTTCGTGAGCAGCCCTACGAATTCAAACGACCGTTCCAACCATGATGAGATAGATCTGATACCGCTTATTCAGGCACTGTGGACTAGCAAGACCACGATTATTGCAACCACGGTGTTGGGTACAGTTGCTTCTTTGGCTCTCTCTGTCACGTCGCCTGAACAATGGACTGCCAGCACTTACATCACTAAACCTTCCCTCTACAGCTTATATAAAGAAATCAATGAAAAGGACGCGCCCGCGAAGGCCAGCCCGCTGTCATTGGAAACCAAGCTGTACAGCACGATACAGAATGATATTTTCTATTCTGCGATGGGCGTGATGGCTGCCAACTCCATTGCCTTGAAAGACACCCCCCCTAAGTCGGGAGGTAATGAGCCTGTACTCTATGTCGCCTCAACCACCGCTACGACAGCAGCACTGGCGTCTGCCCAGTTGAAGTCCGCGATGGAAACGGCCAACGCCGAGTCGATAGCACTTAACCTGCCGGCCCTGGCCGCAGGCAATACGCTAAAAGCCTTTAACGCCCTTGATGAAATAAAAACGTCCTCCACCAAGAGCACTAAAAAGTTTGCCTTTCTCGGCGCCTTTTTAGGACTGGTGCTAGGGAGTGTCTTTGTGCTCGGCAGGTTCTTCATTCGACAATACAAACAGTCGAACTGAGCGTCGTAACGCTACAGGAACTCTTCAACCAGGAAATAAACAACGCAGACCAGCAGGGAAGCAATAAAAACAATAAACAATTTCGCGGAAAATGTTGTTTTCATCAAGGATACTTTTATAAAGTAAAATAATGGCCCTAAGCCATTATTGCACCGTGCCTGCCTTTTTTCACGGTAATTTTTTGCTGAAAACAGCACGCATGCTTCCCCCTTCACTCGCCGGGTTCGTCAACGTCGAACGCCAAGGCCGCAGTCGCATTATGGACAGAAGAACCCTCTCAGCCTGAGCACAAAACCTGCACGCCCATTCCTGATAAACTCACGCATTCCGCCCTACCCACTCAGATTGTCCAATGCCCCTGATCAGCGCCTCACCGAAGTCACTCTCCCGCCGCTTCTCCGTCGCCCCGATGATGGATTGGTACGACTAATCCCACCGCTCCTACAAAACGTGGGTTACAGCACCATTGCGACCCGTCTGTACCACTTTCGTACCACCAATACTCCCACCCACACTCGTTTTTTGCTGATTTTCGCAAATCAGGGGAATACCGCTGCTATGCTTGATTTTTTTGAAACGAGCCGCAAACCATGGCAAGCGAATACTCATTACCGGACGTGCTGGAACGGCTTTATCAAAATCAACTCGCCCTCGAAGCGGCAGTAATGGAGCTGACTCTTTGGGCTGAGAAGCAAAATTCTTTAGAGGTTGGTGACAATGTTCGGGGGGCACTTCACACAATTGGTGAAAACGCAGGCCATATCAAACAAGGCCTGGCTCTACTCATACGGCAGCCCCCCACTTAAATGGCAGTTGACAGTCGCATAGGATTACCCACCAATCTAGGGTCTTCGGATGCTACCGGTCACGATCATTAGTATGAACGAAGTATTGAAATTGCTGCTGCTTCAAAAAACTTGTCGCAATCGACAGCGAGGCATATTAACAGCATCTATTGGCATGTAAGATTTCAGCGTGGCTTGCTGGATTTTTCAACTTTTAACTGATGCACATTAAAGACTGCCTCAAAGGCAAAAGATAAAAACATAAAAAGGACATATTCACTTGAATCTCTCGGAATTAAAACTCAAATATATTCGAGTCGAATCTCGTGCAAAACGTTTACAGTCAGCACTATCTACTGAGCTGAACCACCTCCTTGAAAAAGAGGGAGTGACACTGGGCGTCCCCATCGAGGCGAGAGTAAAAGAATGGTCATCTATAGAAGAAAAAATAAGCAGAAAATCCCTTGTTCTCGACAATATTGAAGACCTAGATGACTTTATCGGAATTCGTTTGATTTTGCTATTTCGGCGAGACCTTATTGCCGTCGACAACCTCCTTCGTAATGCGTTGAATATAAAAAGCTCTGAGGATACTTCCTTAAGACTAGCCGACACTCAGTTTGGCTATCAGTCGCAACACTACATAATTGAGGTGCCGGAGACTTGGCTAGAAATACCAAGCTGGGGCGATTTGGGAGGTATACGCGTTGAAATTCAAGTTAGAACGTTAGCGCAACATATTTGGGCCGCAGCTTCTCATAAGCTCCAATATAAGCACGAGGCGAGTGTACCGCTTCCACTACGCCGCTCCATAAATCGTGCTTCAGCGCTTTTAGAAACAGTGGATCTAGAATTTGATCGACTTCTGGAAGATCGTGAATTTTATGTGCAAGGCCAGATGAAGTATGAGAACTCTGAAACACCTCTAAACGTTGAGGTTTTAGACTCCGCTCTTTCAGAAATCTTTCCCGGTCGTATTAAACGCGAGAACGAGCCGTATGACGAACTTGTGACTGATCTAAATCACTTTGGTGTTAAAACAGCTGGCGAACTAAAGCGCATCATGAATAAGCACATGAAATCTATAATGCTGGAAGACGCAAAAAAAGCAAAAGAACACCATCGCCAATCAGGTCAGTACTTTATGAATGTGGGACTTGCTAGAGAGGGTCTTCGCAACGAGTTCGGAAGCGAAAACGTCAGCGATTTTTTAAGGACTAGATACTCGGCAAGGTAATCGAATCCTATATTAATAGTGTTTTATCCATGTTGCCGAGTTAGAAGAAACAGGCAACATCTAGAATTTTCAGCCGGAGGCTGTAAGCCTAGACCGATTGTTGCTAGCTAGGCAAAAAATCAAAAATTTTACCGGTGATGGATTTGAACGCTTAAGTCTACAGGCACTGTAGCACCGGCAGTGCATCACCACTGCCAACCGTCTCTACCACTTATGTATCGCCATCCTAACCATGCGTTAAGATCTGCCCTAAACCTCTACAAAAGCGATCGGCCTATCTGCCCAAGACGCACATTCAATGGAAATCATGTCACCGCTAGGCGAATTGCCCAAGGCAAAGACAAAACGGACGGCCAACCGTTAGAGGACGCCGTGAATCACATCGAAAGTCTGCAGTTTTCGTCAGATTGGACGATCACACCCCGTGTGATGGATTGGGCGCCTAAACCTCGAGGCTCAACACCCTGGGCATTACGACGCCATAGCTAACCGTCCGTACCATTTTCGTACCAGCCACCTCGCATAAAAATCTCGCTATTTTCTTGCTAACCTCATCAACCCCGATGTATTTCGTTCCTGTCGGCGACTGCCTGTGCAGCACAACGCTCTAATACAGGTCAATGATTTTTGAGAGGCACCAGCTCACAGCTCAAATCAGTTAGAGTCAAACACAACTTTTTCGACCAGCAGGGATAGGCCACTGACTATCAGATATTGGCTGGAAGCAATGAGTAGGCTGAACATAGCGATCATCGTTCGACCGCTGAAAGGTGCTCGATCTGGCGAAGGTCGAGATATGCCCTGCCGAAAACACATGAAGCATCCGCGAGGTCCAAATGCAAAAAAATTGCACCTAGGCGCGATTTTTGGCCTACTGTGAGATCTCTACCCCTCGCTACAACGGATTTTCAGAATGCTGATCGAATTTTCAGTCTCAAACTTCAAGTCATTTCGTGATCGGCAAACGCTTTCAATGGTGGCATCTCCACGCCTAGGCAAACGAGAAAATGTCATTTCCCCTCGAGTCAAAGGTGAAAAATTACCAAATTTACTTAAGGTTGCAGCTATATATGGGCCTAACGCGTCAGGTAAATCTTCTCTATTCAAGGCAATAGATTTTGTTAGAGATGTGTTTTCTAAGGCACCGCACCGCCCTGATAAAAAGTTAACTGCAGACTATTTTCGATTTGACGTAGACCTGGAAGAGGAGCCTAGCAATTTTGAATATCACTTCATTCAAAAGGGTATGCGCTACCAGTACTTATTGAGTGCAAATAACAATCGAATCGTTTTTGAAGAATTGACAGCTTTTCCAAGCGGGAAAGAACGCCTTCTTTTTAAGCGAGAGCTGGTAAACGAGAAAGAAACATATAAGTTCGGTAGTACTTTAGAAGGTGGCGAGCAAGTTCACGAAGCTTGGCGAAAAACCACCAGTCCAAGGTCGTTGTATCTAGCGCAAGCCGCTCAGAATAGCAGCGACGATATGACACAGCTCAAAATTCCATTTTCCTGGTTTGATGACTCACTTCTCGTCATTGACCAGAACAGTTTGGACACATGGTCTCGCGCTAGCCGAAAAGTACTCGCCATGATTCCGGATACCGCTGAAAGTCTGTCAAATTTCTTGGCTGAAGTAGACATTCCAATATCATCTATATCTATTACTGCCAAAGACGAAAGCCATAAAGATCTTCTAAACAAGACTATCTTGGATGCAGAAGGTTTTGACGAATTTGACAACGACACCAAAACGACGCTAATTCATAAAAGTGCTCTTGGGGACGCTAATTTTGATTTCGCAGAGGAATCCGAAGGAACTAAAAATTTAATTGGCTTCTGGTTACCTTGGGCAACACTCGCACTAAGAGGAAGTAAAAAGGATGACAACCTTACCTTATTCATTGACGAACTCGACAGTAGCCTGCACCCACAAATTGTAGCCAACATAATTAAAAGACATATTAAATCCACCCATCACTCGCAGTTAATATTCACAACTCACGACACTCACCTTATGAAGTCAAGAATCTTAAGGCGAGACCAGTTCTGGATTACCGAACGTGATAAAAATGCCGCCACGAGGCTTTTTTCCGTTCATGACTTCGAAGGGCGAGAAGGCGAAGATTTAGAGCGACGCTATTTTGCTGGTCGCTACAGAGGCCTCCCATTAACCAAGGACGTTTGAACAATGGCCAGAAGTGCTAGCTCCTTCGCTAGAGGAGAACCGAAATATACTGAAGAAAAAAAGATACTGGTTCTTTGTGAGGACACTAAATCAGGCAAGCAGTACTTACAAGAGGCGGCCGACTACTTTAGAGCAGCTTTATTGGTAGATGTGGCTCACGCGGGTGTTACGCACCCGAGCGGCATCGTTGCACATGCCATTGAGCGCCAAAAAAAATATGACGCAGTTTATTGCGCAATTGATCGCGATAGTCATGTATGTTTCGACCGGGCATTAAACATGGCTAAAGCCCACAAAAAAATAACCATAGTACCGTCGTATCCCTCGTTTGAGTTTTGGATACTTCTGCATTTTGGTCATTGCCGAAAACCTTTCAATCGCACAGGACGTCTATCGCCCGGAGGATGCGTAATAAAAGAGATCAAAGCCCAGCCACTTCTTGCAGATTATGACAAGGGGAAAGATCGCAGTTACTTTCATGAACTGCTGGGCGAACCTTTTCAGAAAGCGAGAGAGGTGTCCCCGAGAGTACTTAAGGATGCTCAAGAAAGTAACGCACCAAACCCTAGTACTGAAATTCACTTATTGATCGACAAATTTGAGTCTTTATCTGCCCCCCAAAAAATAGTGAAACTGCCATAGAGAAGCCTCAAGACTGCTCATCATTATTTAAGTGAAATAATGATGAGTGATTTTAAATACATCTTCAGTCAAATTTGCTGCTATTTCCTACAAGATTGAAATACTAATTTTCGAAGAAACCTATTTTTCTGCTAGCTTTGCATAGAATTAAAACCTGCATGAGTGGATTTAACCACTAATCCTACAAACCTCACAGTGATAGCGCTTACAGCGCACCTCAGAAAGCGCCGTACCACTTTCGTACCACTCACCTCTGGAAATAGCCCTCGCATGGCCAGCAAAAGCCCTAAAGCTAGATTGCGTCCTAGGTCCTATCGCCAGAGACTGTCGCTCCAATTCCAACATCTGCTACAAACGCAACATCTGACGCTGTATGGATGAGAGTGCAGCCATGTGAAGGAGAAGCACGTGATTATTGCGCATTCAGCACGCAGCTTCAAAGTGCCTCTCCGTGTGGGGATTGACGGTTTCATGTTGACCCACGGGAAACAGGTTAAGAGGGTTAGCTTTTTGCTGAGGGCCTTGAAAACCTTTCCGGCTGTGGGTTTGCGAGTGATCGGAAAGGTTAGCTTTTCGGTTATTTCTGGTTATTTACTAACCTTTATTGATGTTAAATATCAAATAAAATAAATCCTTTAAAAACAGCAACTTAATAATTACTAACCTTCATCCTAACCATAACTAACCTTCCAAAGTTAGCACTCAAGATCAACAGATACGGGCCTCCCAGTTCAGCGCATCACCTTCAAAAAAAAACTAACCCGTTTCCCGAGCCGACTCTCAAATCTGCCTGCCTGCTCGATCTTATGGGCTCGTTGAAAAGCACCCACCCTCGCAGGGTTCCGCAGGCTTTTACCTTATCCAAAACGCCAAGCAGGCGCCCAGCATGAGCCGCCGAGAGTGGTCCGCAGGGCCGCAGAAAAAACTACCTATTTAGCCCGCAGGCGAGGTGGGGGGACGACGGCGCGCGCCGGGGTTGAAGCACGTCACTGCCCCTTGTGGCACGCCTGTACCCCGCCTTGTAGCGCGCCAACTCCCCGAACTGTCGTCAGCTCGATGGGTGCCAACCGCGCAGCCCACGAAGCCCCGTGTTTATTGGCCCGCGCAGCCGCTTAGGCTTGCCGTAACACCCTTCAATTGCTATGTTGGACTGGGCTTTTTCATGCTGCTGAAGGGAAAACTTTCATCGATACCAGCTGACTTTTTCTGACCTAAAGCCCCCCTCCCTCCTACAGCTCGTCGCCACAAATCGCATCATGAGAAAACCTCGAATACTGTATGCGCATACAGCATTGGATTCGCCCCCATGAACAACGATGAAGACACCCACGGTTGGCTTGGCCTCCCCACCCCATTGCAAATGTACCGGCAGCACTGCCGCCTCCTGGAGAACGAGATCCAGGAACTGAACGTGCAACTGCGCAAAGCGCGGGAGGATGTTTTCGGAATCAGTCAGATGCTGCTGGCTACCCAGGCGAAGAACACCGAGTTCGCCGGATACCTCCGTCAGAGAGGCGGCGAAGCGGCTGAGATGCGAAAGCAGATCTACACGCTGACGACGTCACTGGGGGCAAGTCAGCGTGAGGTCGAAGGCCTGAAGCGAATCGTAAACGAGATGAGACCTCGACCGAACACGATTGTCTAAGATCAAACGGAAGGAGGATTTGGCTATGTGCGGAAGGCTGTCGCAGTACAGGGGAATCCATGACTTCGTTGTGGCGCTGAGCATGCCCAACGCCCTGGCAAACTCAGTGGGGGATCTACCGATCGAGCGGTACAACGTTGCTCCGACGACCCAGGTGGCATTGCTGCACCTGCAAGGCGAATTGCTGCACGCTGATCCAGTTCGTTGGGGATGGCGACCGCATTGGGCGGAAGACCGCTCCGCACCTATCAACGCACGCGTCGAGAAGGTCGCTCACGGCCCATTCTTTCGGGCGATCTGGCCACACCGTGCGATCACGCCTATCGATAATTGGTTTGAGTGGGTGGACGAAGGTGGACCGAAGAAACAGCCCTACCTGATCCGCAGGCGGGACGGCGCGCCGATCTTCTGCGCGGCCATCGGCCAATTACCAGATGCCGATGAAGGCCCAGGCGAGCATGACGGATTTGTGATCATCACCGCCGACAGTGCCGGCGGCATGGTGGATATTCACGACCGAAGGCCCGTGGTACTGACGCCGGACCTTGCCCGCGAATGGCTGGACCCGGCAACGCCAAAAGAGCGTGCCGAGCAGATGGCGCTGCACCAGGGCGAGCCGGTCGAGGCCTTTGAATGGTTCAAGGTCAGCGACGCCGTAGGGAACGTAAAGAACAAGGGAGCGGATTTAATTACTAGATCCAATGATCTGCCCCTAAAACTCGTACTTATTAATCGGGGACAGGTATGAAACCGCTGCGAAGATACTCCTCGAGTTCATGATGCAAACACCAAATTCGCTCTGCGAACGTCTGCGCGGTCTTTTGACGCATGCGGTAGAGAGTAGCTCGCAATCGGTCCTCTCCATTCCAACTCTTAACAGTTAGTTCAGAGATGATCCCTGCGATTTCAAGCCTGAAATAATCTGGAAGATCCGGCTCATCAGGAACATTCGCGAGCAAAAACTTATCAAGCATGGCAACGGTTAAACGATCCTTAATATCGCCTCTACCAGTTGCCAAAATACGAGCTGACTCTCTAACCCGGTGCTGTAAATTTCCCAGTGACATAGCTACCACCTCCTATGGTTTCGCGGATTATTGCAACGCGTGCTACCCACCTTCCACCTTTTTTTCTAAGATATAGTCTTCCAGTGGTTCACCAATTGCGCGGGGAGCCTTGTCGATTACAGATAAAAATTGTCCGATACATGCTGTTCAACCCCCTACAGGAATTTCATAGGGTTTGAACCGCACGACCTCTTCCCCGAGCCACTCATTCACCTGCGCCATCCGCGCCTGAATCGGCTCCAGTTCATTGGCGGCATAGATCTGCGCCGCCTCCCTGATCGACCCAAACCCACCCGCGTTCTGCGGCACGATCCCCATCAACTGCGGCGGAATGCGCAAGCTGGCCAGCACGTCGTCGCGGGTCTGGTTTTTGATCGAGTTGAATTCGTCCTTCGCCGTCACTTCGCTGACCGGGATGATCTGCAACCCGTCCTTTTTGCCGTTAGGCGAGTACACGAACAGGTTGCGGAAGTTGCCTGGCCCCTTGGAATCCTTGAGCGCTTTGCGCAGTGAATCGACATCCGCTTCGTTCTGCGCGGCGTCGGTCATATAGAGGATGAAGCCGGCGTGACTGCCGTTCTCGTAGTACTTGCGGCGGAACAGCGTGGCCGACTCATTCAGCAACGCCGACTGCAAGGCGCTGATCCACTCGGGCAAGCCGTACACCTCCTGGTGCAGATCCGCTTCCCGCAGATGAAAAACGGTGCCCGGTTCAAACTCATGCTCCTCTTTCCAGCCCTGGACCATGAACTGCCGCCCGTCCTTGCCCGAACGCATGTACTTCGCCAACGTCGGTACCAGCTCGCGCACCGGGCCGAGCATCGAGCGCCGCCCTTCCAGATAGCCGTTACCCAGGCACAGGAAGTCCAGGGCGAACTGTTCGAACGCGGCCCTCGACAGCAGCCGGTGGGGAATGAAGGTTTTGCTCAGCAGGTTGCGCTTGAACATCAACCCCGAATGCAGATGCACGCTGGAACCCACAGACCGCGCCAGACCGTCCAGCGATAGCGGCGGCTCGTACCACCGCCCGTTAAACCAGCACTCCAGATAGTCAAACACCTCCCGGCCACTCAACACTGGTGACGGATCACCGAAGCTGAACGCCTCCATCTTGCTATCACTGCGAGGAATGAACTCCTGCGTTGCAACCGTGGAGGCCTGGGCCACTTGCTTGGTATTTCTGCGGCGGTTCGACATCAAAAAATCTCCATCCGCCCGGTGTTGGCAGTGGTCTGCCCCTCCAGCGGTTCGTTGTGCAATGCGTGAAAGAGCGCCCACGCCAGGTCGGCGTGGCCTGTGTTGTCGTTGCGGCCGGCGGTGTAGGTGAATTGGCGACCGCCTGCGGTGATGGTCTTCCGAATCGCCATCAGCGATTGCGCCATGTCGGTCCAGCCGGCGTCGAACTCCAGCCGGCCCCGGTGGATCACGTCGTAGGCCTTCAGCACCAGGCGGGTCTTGACCTCAGGCGAATAGCTGAACGTGGTGACATTGGGGAAGAATTGGCGCACCAGCTGCGCCACGCCGCTACCCAGACCGGTGACGTCAATCCCGATGTACGTCACCCAATACCGATCGCAGACGGCTTTGATCACGCTCGCCTGCGCCGCGAAGTCCATACCTCGGAACTGGTGACGCTCCAGTACCCGGAACTTGCCCCCTGGCACCAGTGGCGGCGCGACCACCACCAGGCCCGAGCAATCGCCGGTTTCCGCCGGGTCATATCCCACCCACACCTGGCGATCACCGAAAGGCCGCATGGCAAACGGCTTGTAGTCCTCGGCCCACTCGACCCAGCTGTCGACCATGCAGGGCTGCAACACCGTCAGCGGGAAAATACTCGCGCCGTCGTCGACGAATTCGCACATGAGCAGGTTTGCGAACGCTTCGGGGCTGTACTCCCGCCGCAGTTCTTCAATGTCGAACAGGTCGCAACCACCCTGCTCCGCATCAAGGATGGTGACGATCTGCCGCCATAACCGGTCTTCACAGAACCGGCCCTGCTGGAGCGCCCCATGGGATACGTCGACTTTGGTGTGCTGAGCCGCCGGCTTGCCCTTGTTGAAGCGCTCGCCCGTCCAGAATGTGTAGGCCTCATGGGCCATGGTCGACGGCGTCGAGAAGTAGGTTTTGCGCCACTTTTTGTGCATCGCCATACCCGAGGCAACCTTGTTCAGCTCCTCAAACTTGAACGTCCAGAAGAATTCGTCAAAGTAGAAATTGCCGTGGTAGCCCTGGGCCGTGCGCGCGTTGGTACCGAGAAAAAACAGTTCGGCGCCGTTCGGCAGCACGATGGGATCACCAGTCAGCTCGACGCCGATGACCTCGCGGGCAAACGTTTGGATGTAACCACGGAACAGGTAGGCCTGATTCTTCGACGCCGACAGGAAAATCTGATTGCGCCCAGTTTCCAGCGCATCAATAAACGCCTCTCGGGCGAAGTAATAAGTGGCGCCGATCTGCCGGCTTTTGAGGATGACGCGGGTGCGCTGGTTGCCCGCCCGGTGCCAGTCTTTCTGGTAGTCGAAACACCCATCGATAAACGCTTCACGCAGTAGCTCGATCTGGTCTTCGTTGATGTCGTTTTTCGGCGTCTTCTTCTTCGGCCCTTCGTTGCGCTTGGCGAGGTTGGGGTTGAGTTCGGTCTCGGTACCGCCACCCTGGAAGCGCTGGATGCGGGCCTGCCGCTCCAACTGCCGGTGCAGCAGGTCGATCTCTTTGAAGTCCCCGCCGCTCTTGCCTTCCTTGAGGATCAGCTGCACCAGACGCGCTTCCAGCGCCCCACCGATGCGCTCGACGGTATCCGCCCGGTCCCACTCGTCGCGGGCCTTCCAGCTGTGTAGCGTTTTTTCCTTTTCGCCCGTAGCCTCGGCAATCTCGCAGATGCGCCAACCCATCCAATACAGGAACTTGGATTGGCGTCGGGGATCGATTGGGAGCAGTTCAGTAGTAGTCATGGCCGCGATGCTGCCGCCCATGCCTGCGAGTCAGTAGCGCCGCCCCTTGTAGTCCCGCTCTCTACAATCCCGTCCCGTTGCCGCAACTCGCGCGCGTCACGACCATGCCCCTCATTGCAACGCACTTAGCGCCCAACGCATTGAGGATTCCCGGCATGAAGAAATTTCGCAGCAATTGGTTCCGTGTCGCCGTCGAGGGCGCTACCTCGGACAAGCGCACCATCAAACGTAGCTGGCTGGAACAGGCGGCGAAGAACTTCAACCCATCCACCTACGGTGCCCGCATTTGGCTGGAGCACTTCCGTAGCGTGATGCCAGACAGCCCGTTCAAAGCCTATGGTGACGTGCTCGCGGTCAAGACCGAAGAAGTGGAAATCAACGGCCAGAAGAAGCTGGCCCTGTTCGCCCAGGTCGAGCCGACGCCCGATCTGATCGCCATGAACAAGGCCAAGCAGAAGATTTACACCTCGATCGAAATCGACGACAGCTTCTCGGACACCGGCGAGGCCTACATCGTCGGCCTGGCAGTGACCGATTCACCGGCCAGCCTGGGCACCGACGTACTGTCTTTCTCCTCGCAGAAGCCAGAATCCAGCCCATTCAAAGACCGTCATTATTCCGCTACGTCGATGTTCACCGAGGCAGTGGAAACCGAGTTGCAGTTTGAGGAAATCGAGGAAAAACCCAGCCTCGGCGCCCAGCTCTTTAGCAAGGTGCAGGCGCTGCTCGGCGGCAAACAAGCGAAGGACGACGCCGAGTTCGCCCAAATCGGCCAGGCCGTCGAAGCGATTGCCGATCACGTCAAGGATCTGCCCGATCAGCTGGCTGCCGAGAAAAAATTCTCCGGCGAACTGAACACCAAGGTTGAGCAGCTCAGCAAAGACCTGGACGAGCTTAAAACCACCCTCGGCAAAACCCAAGACCATTCCCAAAACCAGCGCCCACCGGTAACCGGCGGCGGCAAACAAGCCCTGGCTGAGTTCTGACCTGCGGCCTACACCGCCCAGCCCACTATCGGAGACACCCATGCGTAACGACACTCGAAAACTCTTCACCGGCTACCTCGGCCAGGTCGCCCTGCTCAACGGCGTTGAATCGGCCACCGCCACATTCAGCGTCGATCCAACAATCCAGCAGCGCCTGGAAACCAAGATTCAGGAGTCGAGCGAGTTCCTGACCAAGGTCAACGTCATCGGCGTTGATGAACAGGAAGGCGAAAAGGTCGGACTGGGCGTGGGCGGCACCGTTGCCAGTCGTACCAACACCAACGTCAAAAAACGTGAGCCGCGCAGCATTGGTACTCTGTCGAGCGACAAGTACAAGGCCGAACAAACCGACTTCGACACCTTCGTCAGCTACAAACAGCTCGACGCCTGGGCCAAGTTCCCGGACTTCCAAACCCGCCTGTCCAGCGCCATCGCCCAACGTCAGGCGCTCGACCGTATCCAGATCGGTTTCTACGGCGTTTCGGCCGCAGAGCAAACCGATCGCACCACGCACCCACTGTTGGAAGACGTCAACATCGGCTGGCTCCAGCAGTACCGCACCCACGCACCCGACCGCGTGCTGAAGGAAGGCGCTGCCGCCGGCAAGATCACCATTGGCAAAACCGGCGACTTCAAGAACATCGACGCCCTGGTCTACGACGCCATCCAGTTGCTAGACCCTTGGTACCGCCGCAACCCTGGCTTGGTGGTGCTGACCGGCCGCGAGCTGGTCCACGACAAGTTCCTGGCCTTGGTCAACAAAGACCAGGACGCGACCAACACCCTGGCGAGCGACCTGATCATCTCGCAACGCCGCGTCGGTGGTTTGCCGCTGTACGAGGTGCCGTACATCCCCGAAGGCACGATCCTCATCACCACCTTCGCCAACCTGTCGGTGTACTGGCAGATCGGCGGGCGCCGCCGTTACCTCAAGGAAGAGCCGGAGTGGAACCGCGTGAGCAACTTCGAATCGTCGAACGAGGCTTATGTGGTCGAGGAATACGGCCTGGGCTGCCTGCTGGAAAACATCAAGCCGGTTGAAGACGCAGGCAGCGAGGGTTAACCCCATGGCACTTAGCATCGCCCAAGCCCACCAGCGCCGCGCACGCGCGGCCATGGAGGCAGCAAAAACGGCGCCACCGCAATCCATGGCCGGTGCAACAGCGTACGAGCACCAGCTGAACCAGCTGCTGCAAGACCGTTTGCGCCTGAAAGCCATCCAATCCAACGAGGGCAAGGCTGCACTCAAAGCACAGTTGTTGCCCGAGTACATCCCGTACGTCGAGGGAGTACTTACAGCAGGCAATGGTGCCCAGGATGACGTCATGACCACCGTCATGGTCTGGCGCGTTGACGTCGAGGACTACAGCGGCGCCCTGGACATCGCCGACTACGTGCTCAAACACAAGCTGATCATGCCGGACCGTTTCGAACGCACCACCGGTTGCCTGGTGGCTGAAGAAATCGCCACGGCCGCGCTGAAAGCGCAAAAGACCAATGGCAGTTTCGACCTGAGCATCTTGCACCGCACCGTCGAACTGACCGACGCCGAAGACATGCCCGACCAGGCCCGCGCCAAGCTGTACCTCGCAACCGGCCGCGCGACATTGGATGGCATCACCGCCGAGGAGCCAGGCCAGCCCGGACAGATTCAGGCCGGTATCGACCTGCTCAAGCGGGCGATAGAGCTGCACGACGGCTGCGGCGGCAAGAAGGATTTGGACAGCGCCGAGCGCCTCCTGAAAAAACACGCTGCCACTGGCAGTTGACCGAGCGTCCCCACGCACCCCGCCGGCTCGGGGCGGATCGGCCAGGCCGTTCCTCCTGAACGTGAAGCCCCGACCACCGGCGATCTATTTTTGAGTGCCGTTCCATGAGCGCATTTGTAGCCAGCGGCCCAGTCACCGGCGGCCATATCAACACCGACCCATTCTGGCCCTCGATCGACCTTGAGCAGCTGCGCGCCACCCTGCGCATCGATAACAGCGTCACTCCGGCCCGCCTTGAGACTGCCGTTATCTCGGTAGCCATCAACCTCAACCGAGAGCTGAAGTCTTGGAAGGCCACGCAACTGGCAGCTGGCCATACCAGGTTGGCCGACGTGCCAGACGAGAAGGTCAATGACGTATCGGTCCAGGAACACCTGTACCGACGCGCAATCGAGGCCGGTACCGGCGCCGAAGTCTGCGAGCGGTACCGCGACTACAGCGCGACCAATACCGGCAGCGACAAAGCCGAAGAAACCACCCCTACCATCGACGACTATCGCCGCGACCTGCGCTGGGCCGTCCGTGACTTCCTTGGGATCAGCCGCACCACCGTGGAGCTGATCTGATGCCCGTCGCCGTCCGCACCAATCAGAACGACACCGTCGACGCTCTTTGCTGGCGATTCTACGGTCGCACCGCCGGCGTCACCGAGGCCGTGCTGGAAGCCAACCCCGGCCTGGCTGACTACGGCCCGATCCTGCCGCAAGGCCTTGTCGTCAACATGCCCGAAGCCCAAACCAGCGCGCCCCAACGGCAGATGGTGCAGCTATGGAACTGACCCCCTGCACCCAAGGAAAACCACACTATGGCTGATCCGACTTCCAGCGTTGTGACTGGCCTGCTCATTGGTTTGGGCCTGTCCACCGTAACGCCCGTTATCGACGACGGGGCGCTATTCGGCGCCATCCTCGGCGCCTGGCTGGTTACCAGTACCAAGCGCGACCTTAAAGTCTGGCAGCGGCTGGGCTCACTGTTCCTGTCGGCCGGCGTGGGTTACCTATTCGCGCCCATGGCCTTACAGGCAATTCCGTTTATCACCAGCGGCGGCAGTGCATTTGTCTGTGCACTGGTGGTCATCCCGATCAGCATCAAGCTGATGGTGTGGGTGGAAAAAGCGGACATCTGGGACATCTGGCGTCGAATCAGAGGAGGCACCTGACATGCCAAACATCGAATTGGCAGTGCAGTTGATCGCGGCGATTGCCTACCTGCTGAGTGCCCTGCGCCTGGCCTGCTACACCCGAGGCGATGCGCGGTACCGGCGCAGCATCTCACTGCTGGCAAGCCTGTTTGGCGCCACGTTGTGCATCTGCGGTCTGGAGATTCTGCTGGAGCGCCAGCCCACCAGCCTCGGGCAGGCCGCTGCCATCTTGTTGCTCTGCATACTGATTTTCCGTTCACGCGGCAACGTCGCCGCCCTGTTGAGGCCTAGCGCATGACCACCACCCTTCGCCACGGCGACCGCTCGCAAGCAGTGCTGATGCTGCAAAAGAACCTCAACAAGCACGGTGCCAACCTCTACCCGGATGGTGTGTTCGGCGACGACACTGAATCGGCTGTTCGCGCTTACCAGCTGAAAGTCGGGCTGGTCGTAGATGGCGCCGCCGGCGAAAAGACCCAAATCAGCCTGGCCGGTGGCGACTGCACGCAGCTGCTGCGCAACAATGACCTGGTGGCCGCTGCCGAACGCCTCGAGGTTCCGTTGGCGAGCATCTATGCGGTCAATGAAGTGGAATCCAAGGGCAAAGGCTTTCTCGACAACGGCAAGCCGGTGATCCTGTTCGAACGGCACATCATGTACCGCCAGCTCGCCACGGCACGTGCCGGCGATGACGCGGCCGAACTCAAGCGTCACGCGGACCAGCTCGCCACCGCCAACCCTGCCCTGGTCAACCCGAAGCCCGGCGGATACATCGGCGGTACCTCCGAACACCAGCGCCTAGCCATGGCCCGCCTGATCGACGACACAGCCGCACTGGAGTCGACTTCCTGGGGAGCGTTCCAGATCATGGGCTTTCATTGGAAGCGCCTCGGCTACGCCAGCGTGCAGGCCTTCGTCTCGGCAATGACTGACGGCGAATCGCAGCAGCTCGACGCCTTCGTACGCTTTATTGAAACCGACCCGGTGCTGCACAAGGCGCTGAAGGGCCGCAAATGGGCCGAGTTCGCCAGGCTCTACAACGGGCCAGATTATTTGCGGAATCTCTACGACACCAAGCTCCAGCGCGCCTACGAGCGGCACGCCGCCTGCGAGTGTGGCAAAGGGGTGGCGGCATGATCGACTTCGAAGCGCTGCAAAAGCTGCGGGTAAAGGACGGTGACCTGCTGGTCGTACCGGAGTCAACCGAACAAAGCGATATGGAGTTGTTGGCCGAAGCCATCCAGATCATGAACGGCGTACGGTCCGTAATCGTCCGCGGCCCGATCAAACAGCTAGGTACCGCCGATATGAACAAGCTCGGCTGGTACCGCGCGTGAGCACCCTGCGCCAGGCCCTATATGGCCTCGCCCTGCTCGGCGCCCTGGCGCTGCTGATCTGGGTCCAAGAAACACGCATCGACATCGCTGAAGGCAAAAGCGAACGGGCACAAGATGCGGCCAAGACCGCCCGCCACGACGCCGACCGCAACCTGAAAACCGCCAATACCCTCGCCGACAGCCTGAAACAGGAACGAAATGCACAGAGCACCCTGCGCGCCCAACAGGATCAGTTGCGCCAAAGTCTGGCCAAACGCGAGCGAACAATAGAGGAGCTGAAACGTGAAAATGACGACCTTCGGAAATGGGCTGATCAGCCTTTGCCTGACGCTGCTCGCCGGCTGCGCGAGCGCCCCGTCCTCACCGGCGCCGCCGCTTATCGTGACTGGCTGTCCGACCGTGGTGCCGTGCCACCTGCCGGCGACAAGCCCGCTCAATAACGGTGACCTCCTGACCGACGAAGACCGCGCCGAAGCCGCCTGGGCTGACTGCGCGGCGCAGGTCGACATGGTCTACAAACACCAGCAGGCCAACCCATGAACAAGCCGGAAAGCCTGCGCTTTCACCTCCTGGCCACCGTCGCCGAGTTCAAGAACAACCCCGACCGTCTGCTGATATTCATCGACAACGGCAAAGTCCGCTGCACTGCTGCCCACACCCTTTCGTTTGAATACAGCTTCGACCTGCAGATCATCCTCACAGAGTTCGCCGGCCACCCCGACAGCGTGATCTTGCCGATCCTGGGTTGGCTGAGCGTCAACCAGTCAGAGCTGCTGGAAAACCTCGACAAGGTCAAAGACGGCATACAGTTCGAAGCCGATATCCTGGACAAGAACAAGGTGGACCTCAGCATCACCCTGCCGCTGACAGAGCGGGTTGTGGTAGGAGAAGATGACCAGGGCAACACCACCGTGAAGCATCCGAACGAACCGCAGTACGTCGCGGGCTACCTCGATCCGAACTGGAAGCCTGGTGCCCAAGGCAATACCAGTGAGTGGAGAGTGCCTAGTGGCGAATAACCTGGAAGCCCTAGAGACCTGGGCGGCGGGGCTACTGGATCGGCTGGAACCGGCGGAGCGCAGCAAACTGGCTAGGAGCATTGGGCAGGAGCTGCGCCGCAGTCAGCAGAAGCGCGTGATGGCACAGGAAAACCCTGACGGCACCAAGTTTGCGCCGCGTAAGCAGCGGAACCTGCGTGGAAAGCAGGGCCGTATTCGGCGAAAACTGGCGATGTTCAAGAAGATTCGAACTGCCTCATATCTGAAAGTCCGTGGTGACAGTAACTCCATTACCGTTGGTTTCACCGGGCGTATCGCCCGAATTGCAAGGGTGCATCAGTTTGGCTTGAAGGATCGTGCAGAGCGTTCAGCACCCGACGTACGTTACGATCAACGTGAGGTACTGGGGTTTTCACAAAAAGATTTAGACCTCATACGGGACGGTCTACTCGTTCATCTTGGCCCGCGCTGATTCAGCATTGAAAATACCTATTTCTAATTTTCTGTCGAACCATAGAAGCTATGAACAATTAGCCACTACAAAGGACGTACAGAATATGAAAGAGAAGCCGAACAAGTCAGTACTATTTTGGCAAGTAGAAATTTTTAACGGCCACGGGTCCGAGTTGAAATGGGTACCTGGGCAAAACAAAGACAGCATCATATCTACCTTTACAGACCCAAATCTTCGCGTCGAATTACGTCAGTCGGCAAAGATCCCTCTTGCTGATTTCGCCCCTTCTGACTATGCGGACGAGGTTAATTTCCTTTTCGTCAAAGACAAAGAGAACATCACCATTGAGCCTAACGATAAAGGCCATGATTATCTGAATCAGTACTACAAAGACTATTTAGCGAGAATGAACACCCCGTTCAAAGGCTAAACCTAACAGGTTCCATTCCGCAAAAACTGTAATTAGGCCTCATACAACTAGCTAAAGCTGCGCTCCAATATGCATGGCGCCACCATCGACGCCATGAACGACTTCGCCGCCCTCTCCCGCATGCTCGAAAACCTCATCCGCTTCGGCGTCATCGCCGCCGTGCAGATGGAGCCCCCGCGCGTGCAGGTAAAAACCGGAAAGCTGACCACCACCTGGCTGCCGTGGCTCGCCCTGCGCGCCGGCGCTGACCAAGAGTGGGATCCACCCACCGAAGGCGAACAGGTGATTCTTTTCAGCCCATCCGGGCAGCTCGCCAACGGCATCGTAGTAACCGGCCTGTTCAGTGACCACATCCCAGCCAACGGTAACCGCGCCGGCCTGCACCGTCGCACCTACGCCGACGGCGCGGTGATTGAGTACGACAGCGTCGCCCATCACCTGAACGCAACCTTGCCCGACAGCGGCACCACCAGCCTGGTCAGCAAGGGCGGAATCAACATCATCGGCCCCATCAATCACCAGGGCGATTACAACCAAACCGGCAATCAGAACGTGATCGGCCTGGTGACCGTCTCCGAAGACGTGGTCGCGGCCACCATCAGCCTGGTCAAGCACCTACACGGCGGCGTGCTGGTGGGCAGCGCGAAGACGGGGAAACCAGAATGAACCGAGAAACCGGCGCCACCATCAGCGATCTGAACCACATCGGCCAGAGCATCACGGACATCCTTACCACCCGCATCGGCACCCGTGTGATGCGCCGCGAATACGGCAGCCTGCTGCCCGAGCTGGTGGACTATCCCTTCAACGACGCCACGCGCCTGCGCGTTTACGCGGGCTCAGTCATGGCGTTGATGCGTTGGGAGACCCGTATCAGCCTCAGTCGCGTGCAGTTCCTCGGTGCGAACCTGCAAGGGCAGTCCGTGCTTGATCTGGAGGGCTCCGTCGTCGACACCAATGAACCCTTTAGCCTGAGCCTGCCACTGCAACTGGGGGGAAGCGTATGAATTCCTTTGCCGCGATTGACCTCAGCCAGCTCCCGGCGCCGCAGATCGTCGAGCAGATCGACTTCGAATTGATCCTGGCCGAGCGCAAGGCCTACATGATCAGCCTGTGGCCGATCGAGGAACAGGAGCAGATTGCAGCGCGCCTCGACATGGAATCGGAACCCCTCGCAAAGCTGCTGCAGGAGAACGCCTACCGCGAAACCATCTGGCGTCAGAGAGTGAATGAGGCGTCCATGGCGAACCTGCTGGCCTTTGCCAAAGGCCCCGACCTGGATCAACTGGCTGGCAATTTCAACGTACAGCGCCTGGTGGTTCAGGAAGCCAAGCCCATGGCAGTCCCGCCCCTCGCGCGGATTATGGAAAGCGACGACAGCTTGCGCGAACGGGCGCAAATGGCCTGGGAAGGCTTGAGCACCGCCGGCCCGCGCCAGAGCTACATATTCCACGCCCGAGGCGCTGACGGCCGTGTTGCCGATGCCACGGCCGAAAGCCCATCACCTGCCGTGGCGGTTGTTACCGTGCAGGCGCTGTTAGGCGACGGCAGCGCGTCTGCCGACCTGGTCAACGTCGTCAAAAAACACCTGAGCGACGATGACCGCCGGCCCGTTGCCGACCGCCTCACCGTCCAGGGCGCGGAGATCATCCGTTACGCGGTTAAAGCCAAGCTCTACCTGCTGACTAACGGCCCCGAGTCAGAGCCAATCCTTGCGGCAGCCGAACAGCGCCTGCTGGCATACGTCCACCAACGTCGACGCCTCGCAATGGAGGTGTCGGAATCAGCGCTGCACGCCGCGTTATTCGTCGAAGGGGTTCGCAAAGTTGAGCTGGAAGACTGGGTCGATATCGTCGCCACCAAAGAACAGGCGCCCTACTGCACCGGTGTGACCATCACGCGGGGCGTTGAATAATGGGCGCCCAGCAGCTACTGCCGAACAACTCCACGTCTCTTGAGCGCCAGGCTGCTCAGGCCCTCGCGCACATTCAGCGCGTACCGATCCCGCTGAGAACGCTCTGCAACCCGAACACCTGCCCGGTCGTGGCACTGCCCTACCTGGCCTGGGCCTTCTCCGTCGACCGCTGGGACAGCAACTGGACCGAAGCTACCAAGCGCGCAGCCATCCGATCATCCCGCTACATCCACGCGCACAAAGGCACCATCGGCGCCCTGCGCCGCGTGGTCGAGCCCCTGGGCTACCTGATTGAGGTGATGGAATGGTGGCAGACCGTACCGGAAGGCGTGCCCGGCACCTTTGCGTTGAAGGTCGGAGTGCTGGACACCGGCATCACCGAAGAAATGTACCAGGAGCTTACCTGGCTGATTGATGACGCCAAGCCGCTCACCCGCCCACTGACCGGCCTGGCCATCAGCCTGGAAAGCACTGGCACCGTTTTCATCGGGGCCTGCGTGTACGAAGGCGACGAACTCAGCGTTTACCCACCGACCCAGCGCGATATCGACGTCAGCGGCTTGTACCGCATCGGTGGCCGCGAACACCATATCGACACGATGGACATCTACTCATGACCGACCAAAACAGCCAGTTCTTCGCGATCCTCACCGCCGTCGGTGAAGCCAAGCAGGCGAACGCCGCAGCCCTCGGCACATCCTGGACGTTCGCCCAGATGGCCGTGGGTGATGCCAACGGCACCGACCCTATCCCCAGCCGCACCCAAACCAAACTGATCAACGAGCGCCGACGTGCACCGTTGAACCAAGTGAAGGTTGACCCGGCCAATGCCAGCGTGATCATTGCCGAGCAGATTATCCCCGAGAGCGTCGGCGGCTGGTGGGTGCGGGAGCTTGCGCTGTACGACGCGGACGGCGACATGGTCGCGGTCGCCAACTGCGCGCCCACGTTCAAGCCGCTGCTCAACCAAGGCTCTGGCCGGACGCAGGTGATTCGAATCAACCTGATCGTCAGCAGCACGGCGAACATTGAGCTGAAGATCGACCCCAGCGTTGTCTTGGCGACTCGCGAATACGTCGACACGGTCATTGTTGAGGCGCTATCAAAGCTGGACTACAAGCACTCTGTGCTGGTGGCCACTACGGCAAATATCACGCTGAGCGGTATCCAGACCATCGACGGCGAGCTGTTGCCGGCCGGTGCCCGCGTCCTAGTGAAGGATCAGGCTCAAGCCAAGGAAAACGGTATCTACGTTGTCCCCGCAGCGGGCGCCTGGAAACGTGCGCAGGATGCTGACACCAGCGTCGAGGTGACGCCTGGGCTGTTTGTCAGTGTTGAAAAGGGCACGGTCACCGGCGATAGCGTGTGGCAGCTGGTGACAGACGCTCCAATTGTCCTGGGCACCACTGCGCTGGCCTTCGAAATGGTAGCTGGACGCACGGGTGTCAGCGCGGGCGCATACACCAAGGTGACGGTCGACAAGTACGGCCGGGTGATTGCCGGTACCACACCAACCACATTGGCGGGTCACGGGATCACCGACACATACACCAAGGATGAAATCGCGGCGATGATCGCTCAGGCCTCGGCGTTGCCTGTCGGGTCGATGATCGGTTTTCCCGTGGACAAGGTGGCGCCGGGCTTTCTAGAGCTGGACGGTAGCGTGAAAAGCGCGGCGGCTTATCCGGACCTGGCCACGTTCCTGGGCGGGGCATTCAAAAAGGGCGACGAGGGAGCCGGGAACTTCCGTTTGCCCGAGTCGCGTGGGGAGTTTCTAAGGGGCTGGGATCATGGGCGCGGTGTTGACGCAGGGCGAGCGATTGGTAGTTACCAGCTTGATGCTTTGCAGAACATCGTGGGCAACGTGGGCGGCGTGCGTAACGACTCGGCTTCGATTACTCCGAGCGGACCGTTTACCGTTGTAAGCGAGGCGGGCAACTTTACAAACGGCGGCGCGCGTTTAACAAGTGTGGCGTTTGATACTTCGAAAGTTGTTAGAACCGCCTCTGAAACTCGCCCTCGCAACTTGGCGGTGATGTGGTGCATCAAGGCGTGGAACGCGCCAATCAATCAGGGAAACATTGATATCGCGGCGCTGCTGCCCCTTGCAGCCCAAGCAACGGAAATCAACCAGGGCACGGCAAAGGTGGCCACCCCCGCGCAAATGCTCGACAGCGCAAACGATGCAGTCATGGTTACTCCTAAAAAGCTGCGCCTTGGCTTTCAGTTCTCACCGACACCCACCGGCTACATCGCTTTCCCGAGCTGGATGGGTGGTTTGATCATTCAGTGGGGAGTTATTTCGATGGCTCAAGATTCCACAGCAGTTGCAACAATGTTGATCGCCTTTCCTACTGCAAACTTCTGGGAAGGTGTTACGGGGAGCGTTAACCGAATCACAGGGAGTACAACTCAGTCAGCTACCAATGTGATCGCAAGAACGCTTCAAACAATCACGATTGCTAACGATGACGCTGCGCAAAGCGTCAGATGGCTCACGGTGGGGTACTAGCGCATGATCTTCTATAGCGCATCTACAGGCGGTTTTTATGATTCAGATCTGCATTCGGTTATTCCGGATGATCGAGTTCAAATTACCAAAGATGAACGTGCGGCGCTGATATCCGGGGAGTCTGAAGGCAAGGTAATTGTCGCTGGTGAAAATGGAGGTCCTTCTCTTACAGAGCGTTTGCCAGCGACCTCCGATGACTTGGCGAAGTTAGAGCGCAAATGGCGCGACGGCGAGTTGGCCTCAGTCCTTTGGTTGCGAGAACGGCACCGCGATCAGCAGGAAGTTGGCGGCGACACATCCTTGTCACCTGAACAATTCGCGGAACTGCTTGTGTACTTGCAGGAGCTGCGCGATTGGCCGCAAGCGTCAGAGTTTCCAGATAGCCTCTATCGGCCCGTGCCGCCCTCTTGGATCGCACAACAGGCTGAATAACAACGATGAGGGTGACTTCGCTTGTAGCGTTGTCACCTACAAACTCACCTGCTAGCCCATCTGTCGCGCGCGCGGCAGCCTGTGCACTGTCATTCCATCACAGCGCAGGCAACCACCCATGGCCGGTTCAGACTATCTCCACGGCGTGCGGGTTCTCGAACTCAACGACGGCACTCGCCCCATTCGCACCATCGCAACCGCAGTCATTGGCCTGGTATGTACGGCTGAAGATGCGGACCCGCTTGCTTTCCCGCTGGACACCCCTGTCCTGCTGACCAATGTGCAGACCGCCATCGCCAAAGCCGGCGTCAAAGGCACCCTGGCGAAGAGCCTGCAGGCCATCGCCGACCAGACCAAGCCCTACACCATCGTGGTGCGGGTCAAGGAAGGCGCAGACGCAGCTGCTACCACCACCGCCCTGATCGGCACCACCACCGCCGACGGCAAGTACACCGGCATGAAAGCCCTGCTCGCCGCCAAGGCCCGAGTAGGCATGACGCCGCGCATTCTCGGAGTGCCAGGCCTCGACAGTCAGCCGGTGGCCGCCGCACTGGTATCGATCGCCAAAGACCTGCGCGCCTTCGCCTACGTCAGTGCATGGGACTGCAAAACCAAAGAAGAGGTGGTCGCCTATCGCGAAAACTTCGGCGCCCGCGAAGTCATGGTGATCTGGCCGGAGTTCCAGAACTGGGACACGGTCACCAGCGCGACCGTCACCGCGTCGGCAGTAGCCCGTGCGCTGGGCCTGCGGGCGCTAATCGACAAAGACATCGGCTGGCACAAGACCATCTCCAACGTCGCGGTCAACGGCGTGACCGGCATCAGCGCCGATGTCTTCTGGGATCTGCAAAACCCAGCCACTGACGCCAACTACCTCAACAGCAACGAGGTCACCACTCTGATCAATGAGGGTGGCTTCCGCTTCTGGGGCAGCCGCACGTGCAGCGACGATCCGCTGTTCGCGTTCGAAAACTACACCCGCACCGCGCAGATCATCGCCGACACCATGGCCGAGGCGCACATGTGGGCCATGGACAAGCCCATGCACGCCTCCCTGGTCAAAGACATCATCAACGGGATCAACGCCAAATTCCGCGAACTGGTCAACCAGGGCTATCTGATCGGCGGCAGCTGCTGGTACCCGGAAGACATCAACGACAAGGACACCCTCAAGGCAGGCAAGCTGACCCTGGATTATGACTACACCCCCGTGCCGCCCCTGGAAGACCTCACCCTGCGTCAGCGCATCACCGATCGCTACCTGATGCAGTTCGCCGCCGCCGTCAACGCTTAAACCGGGCCTCCCCGCGAGGGGAGACAACCCTGTGCCATAACCCCGGAGAATCCCGCCATGGCCATGCCTCACAAACTGAAAAACATGAACCTGTTCAACGACGGCGGCAGCTATCAGGGCAAAGTCAAAACCGTCACCCTGCCCTCTCTGGGCCGCAAGATGGAAGCCTGGCGTGCCGCCGGCATGAATGGCCCGGTCAAGGCTGACTTGGGCATGTCCGACGACGGTATCCAGCTGGAATGGAAGCTGGGTGGCCTAGATCTGATCGTGCTCAAGCAATTCGGCGCCGTCAACGCAGCGGGTGTAGCTCTGCGGTTCGCGGGTGCCTTCCAGCAGGACGACACCGGTGAAATCAGCGCCGTAGAGGTGACCGTTCGCGGCCGTCACGAAACCATTGAAATGGGTGACGCCACACCTGGTGAAGACACCGAGCACTCCATCACCACCACCTGCAGCTACTACAAGCTGACCGTCGACAACGAAGACATCATCGAAATCGACCTGCTGAATTTCATCGAGAAGGTCGGCGGCGTCGACATGCTGGAGAAACAGCGCAGCGCCATCGGCCTTTGATCGCCGGCATCGATCGCTAACCGTCCCCCTTATCAGGAGCTTTACCCATGAAAACCGCAGCTACCGAACAACCCGACGTGAAACCACTGGCCGACGACAACACCGTCATCCTCGACACGCCGATCCGCCGTGGTACAACCAGCATCGACAGCATTACCCTGCGCAAGCCCAACTCGGGCGAACTGCGCGGCGTGAGCCTGGCAGATCTGCTGCAAATGGACGTCAACAGTTTGATCAAGGTAGTGCCTCGCATCAGCGCCCCTTCCCTCACGGCCATCGAAGTCACGTCGATGGACCCGGCCGACCTGGTCGCACTCAGCACGAAAATCACCGGTTTTTTGCTACAGAAATCGGCGAAGACGGATGCATCCCTCGTTGCGTAGAAGAGGCCATGGCCGACCTGGCCGTGGTTTTTCACTGGGCACCGGCTGACATGGATCAGTTGGGCCTGCAAGAGCTGATGGACTGGCGCGAACGTGCCAGGGTGCGGAGTTCCACCGATGGCAAATGATCTGCGGCTACAGGTGGTGCTGGACGCCATCGACAAAGCCACACGCCCGTTAAAGCAAATCAACAATGGCAGCCTGGAGACCGCCCGTGCGCTCAAGGCTGCACGCGACCGCCTGAAGGAACTCAACACCCAGCAGAAAGACGTCAGCGCCTGGCTAACTCAACGCGCCGCGTCTGAAATGACCAGTGCAGCCCTCACTGCCGCCCGCGAAAAAGTAAAAGCCCTCAGTCAGCAATTTGCCGCAACCGGCGCGCCGACCAGGGCCATGACACGAGAGTTTCAGGCGGCGGTACGCGAAGCCACCAAGCTCAAGCAGCAGCACCAGCAACAAAGCGTGCAGTTGCAGGGCCTGCGGTCGAAACTCTACGACGCCGGCATCAGCACCAAAAACCTGGGCACCCACGAACGCCAGCTGCGCGAGCAGATGAGCGCTGCCAACGCCAGTATCAGCGAACAAACCAAACGCCTCACGGCCCTGAGCGCCCGCCAGAAACGCATGGCAGAGACCCGTGGCGCCTACGACAAGGGTAAACAGTTTGCGGGCAACGCGGCGGTGGCCGGCGGCTCGAGCCTGGGCGTGGCGTACGCCGCCAGCCGCCCGATCATCGGAGTGGTGAAGGAATACGTCGATTTCGAAAGCGCCATGATGGGTGTCGCCAAGCAGGTCGACGGAGCACGGGACAACAACGGCAAGCTCACCGCGACCTACTACGAGTTTGCTGACGCGATCAAAGCGGCCAGTAACGAAATGCCCATCGCCACCACCGAGTTCGCCGCCCTGGTAGAAGCTCAGGCACGGGCCGGTATCCAGGGTAAGGAAAACCTACTGACCATGGCGAAGGTGTCGGCCACCGCTGCTGTGGCCTTCGACCTGCCGGCGGAACAGGTCGGTGAGGACATGGGCCGTATCGCCGGCCTGTACAAGGTGCCGATCAAGAACATCTCCGCACTGGGTGACGCGCTCAACTACCTGGACGACAACACCCGGTCCAAGGGCGGCGAAATCATTGAAACGCTGACCCGCATGAGCGACGTGGCCGACAAGCTCGACTACCGCAAGGCAGCGGCGCTGGGCAGTACCTTTCTGTCCCTCGGCTCTGCACCAGAAGTGGCCGCGAGCGCTTCCAGGGCTATGGTTCGCGAACTGTCCATCGCCACAATGCAGAGCAAGAAGTTTCAGGAAGGCATGGCCATGGTTGGCCTTGACTCAAAAGCCGTCCAAAGCGGCATGAGCAAGGACGCCATGGGCACATTGATGGGTGTCCTCAACCGCATCAAAAAACTGTCGCCTGAGCAGCAGACAGAGGTGTCGACGCGGATTTTCGGCAAAGAGTTCGGCAAGGACGCGGGCAAGCTGGTCAACAACCTGGACGAGCTGAAACGTCAGCTCGATCTGGTAAATGACGCAGCCGCCAATGGCTCTATGCAGCGCGAAATGGATATCCGCGCCGACGCGATCGAAGGTCGCTGGCAGGTGCTGCAAAACAAGTTGTTCAACACCAAAAGCGGCGCAGGTGAATCGGTGCGGGCCACGATGGTCGACGTCATGGACGCCATCGGCGGCGTGCTGGACAAGGTGAATGGATGGGTCAAAGCCAACCCCGCGTTGACCGCGACCCTATTGAAGATCGTAGCCAGTGTAGTGGTGTTGTCAGCTGCTTTCGGCGGGCTCGCCTTAACACTCGCCGGTATCCTGGGACCGTTCCTGTTCCTGCGGTTCGGCCTGGCTATGTTCGGCCTGCGCCTGCCCGGCGTGATCGGTATTTTCAAGGTGTTCGGCACAGTGCTGCGAACGCTGGGCGGCATTCTGATCGGCCCGCTTGTGACTGCGCTTCGCACCGTCGGCATCGCGTTATGGGGCCTATCGGCCAACCCGATTGTCCTGGTCATTGCCGCCGTTGTCGCCGCATTGGCGGGTGGTGCCTACCTGATCTACAAGAACTGGGACGCGGTGAAGAGCTACTTCGCCAACGCCTGGACGGAGATCAAAGCGGGTTTCGACGGCGGAATTGGCGGCATCATCACCACTTTGGTCAACTTCAGCCCGCTCGGCCTGCTGTACCAGGCATTTGCCGGAGTGCTGAGCTACCTGGGCATTGAGCTGCCCAGCCGCTTTACTGAGTTCGGCGGCATGATCGTCAACGGCCTGGTCAACGGGCTGACCGCTGGACTCGGCGCTGTCAAAAATGCCATCGGCTCAATCGGCGACTCCAGCATTGGTTGGTTCAAGGAAAAGCTCGGCATCCATAGCCCTTCGCGTGTGTTCGCGGAGCTGGGCGGGTTCACCATGGCCGGTCTGACGCAGGGCCTGGAAGGTGGGCAAAAAGGACCTCTGGGCGCCCTGACCACTATGGGCAAGCAGATGACAGCGGCGGGCAGCCTGGCGCTGGGTGCAAGCGCTATGCCCGCGTTTGCCGTGGACACCAAGCCGCCGATCAGCGTCGCGCCTCCGGCAGTGGTTTACGACAGTCACGACACCTACGAATTCAACTTCCCGGTAGGCCCCGGTACGGACATGCAAAGCCTTGAGAAGACACTGCGCGCCATGATTGCCCGCATCGAAAACGAAAAGAAAGCGCGTCAGCGCAGCAAACTCTCCGACCTGGAATAACCACCATGATGATGGCCCTCGGCATGTTCGTGTTCAGCCTCCACACCGCCGCTTATCAGGAGCTGCAACGCCAAACCGATTGGCGCCACGCCAGCAACAACCGCATCGGCGCCGCCCCTGCGCGGCAATTCGTTGGCCGTGGCGAAGACGCCATCACACTCCCCGGCATCCTTTTCCCCGAACTGGCCGGCACAGCCCTCAGCCTCGACTCGCTACGCCTGATGGCAAACACCGGCAAGGCGTGGCCCATGGTCGAGGGCACCGGGCGGATCTACGGCCTGTGGGTGATCGAAAGCCTCAGCGAAACCAGGACCATATTTTTCCCCGACGGCACGGCACGACGCATTGAGTTCACCCTGAGCCTTAAGCGTACCGACGATGACCGTATCGACCTGCTCGGCGCCGGCACCAGCATCGGCGTCAACATCCTGCGTGGCCTACTGTGATCGAGCCTATAATTGCCAAGGTCACCGGCTATCTGCGCAACACTGCAGAGCGCTACGTCCGTGACGCTGCCTATCCGGTACCGGCCTTCCGGCTCGCCGTCGACGGATTGGACATCGCACAAATCATCAGCCCAAGGCTGATGAGCCTGGAGCTGACCGACAACCGCGGCGTCGAGGCCGACCAACTCAGCATCACCCTCAGCGACCATGACGGCTTGCTGACGATTCCGCCGAAGGGTGCAGTGGTCCGGTTGTGGTTGGGCTGGAGCGACACAGGCCTGGTGGACAAAGGCACCTATACCGTCGACGAAACCGAACATAGCGGTGCGCCCGACGTGCTCAGCATCCGCGCTCGATCGGCAGACCTGCGCAAGGGCCTCAAAACCAAACGCGAACGCAGCTGGAGCAACACAACCCTCGGCGACGTCCTGGGCGATATCGCCATTGGCAACGGCCTAACCGCCACCATCGCTGGCGCGCTGGACGGCCTGCCCATCCTGCAACTGGACCAGGCCAACGAATCCGACGCCAACCTGATCAGCCGACTGGGTGAAGAATTCGACGCGGTGGTCAGCGTGAAAGCCGGTTGCCTGCTGTGCTTGCCGGCGGGTGGCGGCAAGACCGCCAGTGGCATGGATCTGCCGCACATCACGCTCACCCGCGCAGACGGTGACCAGCACCGTTACCTGCAGGCCGACCGCGACAGCTACGACGGCGTGCGTGCCTATTACTACGACGTGAACAGCGCCAAGAAACAGGAGGCCATTGCCGGCGGCGGTGACAACCTCAAGGATCTGCGCCACACGTACAGCGATCAGAAGTCAGCCCTGCGCGCTGCCCGCGCTGAATTCCGGCGTCTGCAACGCGGCAGCGCCACGCTCAGTTACACCCTGGCCATGGGGCGGTCGGATCTGATCCCCGAGCTGACGTACACGCTCCAGGGCGTGAAGGCGGAAATTGACGAGATCATTTGGTACGGCGGGAATGTGCAACACAGCCTCACTGACAGCGGCGGATATACGGTGAGCCTGGAGCTGGAGAGCAAGTTGCCAGAGGACAATGTTGAAGACCTGGCAGAAGAGAACAAGGGCGATTACACGGGGATTATCGCGTACTACCGCGACCCAAAAACCGGGAAGGAGAAAACAATCACGGCGGGAAATCAGGCGAAGCCGCGACGGTTAAGATGGTTGTATGCAAGTGACAAGACTGCTAAGCGAGCGGTAGATCGGGAGTGGGTTAGGATGCGAACCGAACGTTTGTGATCGCACCTTTACTCTAACCCTCAACCACTTACGATTTTTAGACCGCAGTTGAACAGCCACACCAATATATTCATGAATAGAGCGGTGTATCCAACCAGCATCTTTTAGAATTAACAGTCGTCTTAAACTAGGCGATGCGCCAACTCAACAACACCTCTATAAGTTCTTAACTTTTCAATTTCCCCATTAATCAAATCAAAATAAATCGTACTCTTCCACGAACTTAGATTACTTGACATCGCCCGCAGCCTCTCACGATCAGCGTGTAAAATTGTCAAGTAAAAAGATGCAAAATCCTTTACAGTCGCCATATTTGTGGTAAATGAGAACGTTACATCTTTGGCACCGACTGATTCGAACTCATCGATTGCCGCTGCCCATTTCTCAGGCACCCACAAATCTTGATAAGATTCGCCGCTAACAGACTTAAAGAAAACCAAATATGCCAACCAAAAAAAGTGCACTTTCTCACCAACTGTATCTGCAGCACTTTTTATTTGCTTAGCATAATTATTAAGCTCCCTCAACTCAACATTGAAATACCTACACATCCCAACTAGAAAAATTGAATTTTCCGTAAACCCCTTTATAGGACTAATAATTGTACTTCTTTTAATAGGTTTTACATCACCACGCTGAAAATGGTGATTGGGCAGTTCCCCGGAAACATTAACACCCAAAACAAGGGAGTCGATTTCTGGTAGAATTCGATGAACCAATTCAAATGGATTGCTGTTATCTAAACTAAATTCCGCATCGAAAAATCTGTTTAAATATCTTTCCGAAGCGAATCCCTGACCGTATACAGCGCGAATTGAATGCGCTAGCTGCTTTGAGTCCGAAGCAATTATAAAACGGCAATCATCCAGTTCGAAAAAGTGTTTGATACGTTCTAATAGCTCTATCGCGTAGGTCGGACGACACCTATCAAGCTCATCAATAAATATAAACGCAGGACTTGAAAGCCCGTCATTTTGGGCAGAGCTACTTAGCCGTTCCACTATCGCTTTTTTGAATTCATCTACATGTTGCGCTGTCTTCGCCTGATCTTCAATTAACGATGATACAAGATCCTTAGCTGCATCTGCAGTATCGTCCCCGGTATCTTTTCCAAATAGGTCATCTATTTCCACCCCGACGAATTTCTTCACCAATCCTTTCGCTATCAGCGGCGCCGCTTTTTTCAGAATTTTTGAACCGGTATTAACAACATGACGCCCCGTCGCAGATGAAGTAATATCAAGTTTATCTTTGGTCTGCTGTTCGATACATGTTATTAACGCTAACAAAGGTTCAGCGGAATAGTCCGTCTCCCAAGCGTTAAACATCACACACACGTGTGACTTACTCAACTCTTCTTTCCAACGCGTTAAGAAAAATGTTTTTCCTGCTCCCCACGGCGAATTCACATTGAGGACTTTTACGTGATCATTGGCTAAAATGTACTTAGTCAAAAAATCACTGCTTGGTTTACGGCCCATGAAGTCATCAGCCCACACATCCACTTCGCTATTCACATTATCTCCCTGCATTATGAAGCAGCCAAACGGTATAACCCCAGGCCTTGCCCGGGGTCACAAGACTATTGCTCAGCGCCCAACATAAATACCTCAATTATCCTTAATATATCGACGCGTTTCTGGACGTTGACAACTCTGAACATTCTTAACAGCTTCACTTCTTGATCGCTGAGACAATTCATATCTAAAAGTGTCATCTGCGCTTCCGACAAACCGCTGTTCTCTTTCATGCGAATACTCCTTTCACACGCAACCGAGCCCCGGCACCGACAAGGCACCTCGAAAGCCCCGAGGAACAGCTAATTTCCACCACGTTTTGGTGTGTCATCGACAGCAAGCAAATAAATTATGTGTTTTGTTACGTCACTGCGCTGGTTTGAATGGGGGCAGCATCATGTAAATACCGCTCTCACCCCAGCCTTGCAGGCTGCCCTTGGCATCGACAACGTAATGCTCATTGAAGTCGCTTTCGGGATCGTCAAGTCGCAACCCGCCATCAGGCAGTTTTTTGCCATCATAGAGCTCCGTATTTTTGCCACCAGTGGGAAAGACAGAATCAATCGCATACTTATCTTTCTGCTTGTACAAGACCATTACGTGCCCCAGCGCTCCGTCACGCAACCAGCTGCCGATCCTGTTTGGGTAAGCCTTCAGATCTAACGCTTGAAGGGTTTCGTAATCCTTCGCGCTCAAGCCGATAAGAGATGTCCGGTAATCTGGATCGAAGTTAGCATTGGCCCAGTATGTTTTTTCGGTCTGCCCCTCCACACGAAACCCTATGAAAGTTTTGTCGGCTTTGAATTTGGTATCAGCGCGAATTGTTTTCGCCACCTCAGCAAGTTCGGTGTCATTGAGCCGCCGGGGCAACATGACCTCAATTTTACGAGGCCGCCCCTCGCGAAACTCGTCTTCTATGATGATATACGTGGAGGGTAAAGTGGAACTTTGCACGGGCTTCCCCAACGCGTGAGCCTTGTCGGCAGGCTTATCCCTACCGCCACCTGAACACGTCGTGACGGCGCCAGCGATGATGACGAGGAGGATCAAAAGCCCGAATACCTGCCCTACAACTCTAACACCTGGATTTTTTACGCCGCAGCTCGGGCAGACCCTAGCGGTGGAATCCACAACGTGCTTGCAAGATTTACAAGGCTTTAGCGCCATTCGAACATCTCCTTTTGATTCAACGAAAAAACCGACCTTCATGGTCGGCGTATCAAACCGCGACTAAACCCGCAATTCGCTGATGGGTTTTACTTACTCCCGGCCTGATTTGCCGCGCTGGCAAATGCTGCGGCCGTCCGCAAAAGCACATTGCGGTCATCCTCTGACATCCGCCGCATGTTGCTCAAAACTGCCGACTCGACATCGTTCAAATTGTTGAGATCCGCGTCACCGCGCGAGCCGGTGAGTATGTAATGCACATCTACTCCAAGCTCTTGAAGCCCAGAGAGATAGCGCACATCGGGAGAACTGGACTCAAGCTCGTAAGCTTTTTGAGTACCACGGCTCACCCCTGCGGCCACGCCAAAATCGGTCTGGTTTTTACCCAGCCGCTCGCGTTCTTCCCGCAGGCGTTCGCCTACCCCTAAAGATATGAGCATTTTTTTGATCAAAATAATTTGACTTGACCAGAAAACTGACCAAGAATCCTTGTCGTCGAACACGATTAAACACGGACGAACACTATGCATGCCCTACAGACCCCCGAGCAAGCCCGCGCGGTTCTTGATCGCGAGGGTAAAAGCATTGCCGAATTTAGCCGCCAACATGGCTTGAACAAAAATCTGGTCAGCGACCTGCTAAACGGCCGTAAGAAAGGCCGTCGTGGTGAAGCGCATCGAGCGGCTGTTTTGCTCGGAATCAAAGACGGCCAGATCACAAACTAGGGCCTCTGGCTCCAAGGGGAAACCAGAAGATGAAACGCCCAGTTCTAGACAGCAGAAAAAGCGTCGTAATGGCCGTCATAAGCGCCTATCCAGGCGGTCGGTCGTACGCCTCGGCTGACCTCGGCATGCCGCTCAAGAAGTTCGACAACCAGGCTTACGAGAACGCCGGCAGCCGCCCGCTGACCGACGAACACATCCACCGTCTGGAGCAAGTCGCCGGCACCACGTTCCTGGCTGATTACATCGCCTCAATGTACGGCGGCATGTTCGTGCCGTTGAGCCTGCCGGAGAACCTGGACAACGTGGAGTTGTACAGCCGCTCTCTCAAGGCCTCGGCCCAACGGGGCAAAGTAGACCAGATCATGTCTGCGGCCCTGGATGACGGTGTTATCGAAAAGCGTGAAGCCGACGCGATCATCGCAGCCCTGATCACTTACATGTCCGCCCGCTACGCCGAGGTGTTCGCAACTATCCAGCTCTACAGCCAGGGAGCTGTCTAGTGAGTACCTACAAACTCGTGTGCCCCCACTGCCACGGCCGCATGCGCATCCGTACCAGCGAAGGCCAACATATTTTCCTGCGTATCACCTACATGCAATGCACCAACGAAGCGTGCGGCTGGGCAGTGCGTGCTGAATTTCAGATGACCCACGAACTGAGCCCTAGCGGCATGCCCAACCCAGCTGTAAAGCTGCCCGTTGCGGACGTGGTCATTCGTCGCCAGGCAATGAAAACCGCCAACGATCAACCCGACCTGCTGGATCAATTGGATATGGAGGCCGCAACTGTATGAACACCATCGCCATTACTACCAACCCCACCAGCGACTACCGTGCCGCGATGCAACAGGCCGCAGTTGCCTACCTCTACCGCCACCGTTGCGAGCACTTGGCCGGAGACAGCCAGTTGCTCGACAACTGCACGCGGTATCTGACGCTGTCGCTTGAAGTACCACAGCACCTGGTGCAACGCATTGCTGAACTGGCCATCGCCGAGTTCGAAAGCATGACCTGCAAGCGGGTCGCCTGGCTTGGCATTCACCCCAACAGCGGCCCATACCGTCCGGTCATTCTGCTGCTGGACAACTGCACCAACCAGCGCTACCGCGTCTCGGCACGCTTGCTTCCTACGCGGCTGCTGCTGACCCGCAACCTCCCGCACTAACCCAAAATCAATCCCTGATAGATGCCCGCACCGCGTGGGTAGGGGAAATTTGCAACTTACTGGTGGCCGAAATGAGCAAAATCACCATAAAACTGGAGCTGGACGAACAGCAGGCGCAGCACTACCTGCTGTGGTTGACCACTCAGTACGAAGTCACCATGGCTGATATTTGGTACTCCGACCGCTACCGGAACGTGCCGAGCGGTCAACGGGCGCCAAAGGTGCTTGAGGACTTGCCGTACCTGGCTGGCATCTGCAAAACGCGCAGCGAGCTGAAAAAACAGCTCGTTGTACCTACTGCGGAGCGTCCGCAGTGATACGTAAGCCTATGGAAGAAAAGATACGGGCTGACGTACTTCAGCGTCTGGAGTCCGATTACGGCCTTCAGCACATGACCGGCACGCATTACATGCGCAAGGGTACCTGCCCCCAGTGCAATCAGAAACGCCTGTTCTCGCGTCACGATGAACCATGGTTCATACGCTGCGGCCGCGAGGAAAAATGCCGGTATATGGCGCCGACCAAAGAGCTGTACCCGGACCTGTTCGACGACTGGAGCAAGCGTGCGCCGGCTACCCGCGACGAGCCAGCCGCAAGCGCAAGAGCGTATCTGTCGTTTGCGCGGGGTTTCCAAGTCGAGTTGCTTGAGGGGTGGTACACCCAAGAGAGCTACTTCGATCGCGACCTGAATATCGGCTCCGCAACCGTCCGCTTTCCCCTTGAGCATGGCGGGTACTGGGAGCGATTGATTGATCAGCCTTCCCGATTCGGCAAGAAAAAGGCTCGGTTCCAGCCCCTCAAAAGCTACCGAGGGCATTGGTGGTGCCCACCTTGCTTGGACCTGTTGGAGGTGCAGGAACTGTGGATCGTCGAAGGCATCTTCGACTCCATCGCGCTCATTCAAAACGGTATCTCCGCCGTCGCGGCCCTATCGTCAAATGCCTTTCCAGAAGAATCGCTGAAGACCCTAATCACCGCTCGCGGCGGCAAAACTCCCAAGTTGGTTTGGGCTTTGGACAACGAGCCAGGTGCCCACAAATACACGCGCACCTGGGTTAAACGTGCCCGCGAACTTGGCTTTACCTGCGAAGCCGCCCAGGTCACGCAGCCAGATGCACGCAAGGTTGACTGGAACGATCTACACCAGCGCTGGGCATTTATCGACGACGAGAAAGCCCGTGCAGACCGCATTGAAAAAGACCTGAAGGAAGCCCGTCACCAGGGCGCCCTGCTGATCGCAGATAGTGCCAGTGACAAGGCGTTGCTCATGTACCAGTGGCGCGAGCGCGAGGAGTTTCACTTCTGCTTCGACTCCCGCCTGTACTGGTGGAAGTTGGACCTTGCGAAATACAACAGCGCCAAGCAGGCATTGGAGAAAAGCGACGACCAGGAAGCCCAGATACTGAACGAAAAGCAGCTGCGGGAGAAAGCGCTGAACGTGGCCGGCTGCGTCGTCGAAATCGCCAACTGCTACCCCAAAGCCCTCTATTTCCAGCGCAACGAGATTACCGACGAGTCCTGGTACTTCTTCCGCGTCGACTTCCCCCACGACGGAGGCTCAGTGAAAAACACCTTCACCGGTGGCCAGGTCGCTGCCGCCAGCGAATTCAAAAAAAGACTTCTCGGCATGGGTGCCGGGGCCGTGTTCACGGGCAGCGGGCAACAGTTGGACAAACTCATGAAAGACCAGCTTTTCGGCATCAAGACCGTACAGACCATCGACTACGTGGGCTACAGCAAGGAGTACCAATGCTACGTGTTCAACGACGTTGCCGTCCGCGAAGGCCAGGTGATCCACATTAACGAGGAGGAGTTTTTTGAGATGGGCAAACTCAAGCTCAAGACCCTACAAAAGGGAGTGAAGATCGATCTGGAGAAGGACGGTAAAACCTATGATCAACAGTGGCTCGGACTTCTCTGGCAGTGCTTCGGCGCCCAGGGCATCGTCGCGCTGACCTTTTGGTTTGGTTCACTTTTCGCCGAGCAGATCCGCAGCCGCTACCAGTCGTTTCCGTTCCTTGAAGCCACAGGCGAGGCCGGGGCCGGTAAAACCACGTTGCTTACCCTGCTCTGGAAACTGGCAGGCCGGGAAGGATACGAAGGGTTCGACCCATCCAAGTCCACCAAGGCCGGCCGCAGCCGCCTGATGGGCCAGGTATCGGGCATGCCCATCGTGCTGCTGGAGTCGGACCGCAGCGGGGACGACAAGGCCCACGCCAAGACCTTTGAATGGGATGAACTCAAGGACTACTACGGCGGCGGTACGCTCGCGACGAAGGGCGTCAAAACCGCCGGCAACGAAACCTACGAACCGCCGTTTCGCGGCACGATCGCCATCAGCCAGAACGCCCCTGTGGTCGCATCTGAAGCCATCATGACCCGGATTGTGAAACTGCACTTTGTGCGCCCGAACGTAACGCCAGAGAGCCGAGCGGCGGCAGATCGGCTCAATGCCCTGAAAGGCTCGACGCTCAGCAACTTTGTCTTGCAAGCCGTTCGCAAAGAGCTGGAAGTGATGGAACTGTTCGCCCAGCGCATCCCTGGCTACGAGACGAAGTTGCGCAACCTGCATTCGCATTGCTTTGCCTGCGAGACACCGTTTCAGGACGAGCAAGCCGATTGTCAGCACTGCGGCAACAAGCTGCGTGGGTACATCCGGGTCGAGCGGATCAACAAAAACCATGCCCAACTGCTCGCCCTGCTCGACTGCCTGCGCATGGTGGTGCCGCTCACCGAACCGCAGATCAGCCACACCCGCACGCAGATCATCCGCATGGCGATTGAGCGCCAGTCCTCGATCAGCTCCGACCATCCGGTAGTGGCTGAATTCTGGGAAGTGTACGAATACCTGGAAGGCCTCGACGCCGACGGTCCCGTGGTCAACCACAGCAAGAAAGACAACATCATCGCGATCAACCTCAACGACTTTGTGAAGTGCGCGGCCGAGCATCGCCAAAAGATTGCCGACGTCAGCGAGCTGCGCGAGCGCCTGAAAGACTCCCGCTCGCGGAAGTTGATCGACACCAATAAAGCAACGGATAGCGCGGTTCGTGCCCACCAGGCCAAGACCAGCAACGCAGTCATAAATAAACAACCCATCGTGAAGTGCTGGCACTTCCAAGCCTGACCAAACATCCGCAGACGCTGCAACGCCTGCCACCCAAAGGAGAAGCACCATGCAAGTACAAGTCATCACCGGTGACGGCCGCGAGGGGGAAACCAACCGCCTTCGGCATCTGAAAGAGCTGAAGGACTGGCTTAACGAATCCGGGAATATCGTTCACGCAGAAGCCTACGACCCGGCTGGACTGGTCGCGATCCTCGAGGTTCGTGCAGTGAGCGACAAAGAAATTCTGGTGCTTGAGTGCAGCCGGGAACAGATCCAAGCAGTCCTGGAATGGCAGTCAGCAACAGATGAGGTTATTGAGTTTGAAAACCTGCTACTGCACCTGGTGCGGAAGCAAAACCCAACCGGCGAAAGCCAGTAAGAAGGTGGTGCCGAGGGGCTGCAACCCCTCGACACCGACCACCCAAAGGAGAAGCACCATGCAAGTGAATCAACCCAAAGGCGGCACCGCAGAGGCTACCACAACCGCGCTGGCTGTCGGCGACAAGGTCAGCTACGTCGAAATGAGCGGCGGTGGTCGGGAATACCGTCTCAGTGCTCATACCGGCGTGATTGAAGCGATCGGTGGCGGCGTTGCCACCTTGCGCACCGCGAGAGGTCGCACCATCACCCAACCACTCGAAAAGCTGACACCGGACGGCCAGCCCAATGCACTGACGCGCATGCTCATGGGAGGTTAGCGTATGACGGTATTCCTTCTGCTTTACCTATGTGCAAATGCAACCCGAACGGATTGCCAAGTGGTGAAGGCTGATAGCTGGAATGGCCCTCTCGCCTATGAGCAATGCACCGCCGTCGTGCCTGGCCTTACCGAGGCCCTGACTGCGCCCAACCGAAAGCGGCATCGGTTCGTTTGCGAGATCCAGGGTAATGACGCGAAACCCGCAGAACACAAAGCGCCGCCGGCGTTCATCCATCAATCGTTTCGGATGTAAGGGGCCATCATGAATACAGCCTTCATTCTCATGGCCCAATACGACGGTCAGGCGATTATCCCGCTGGAGTTGGTGTGCAGGGATTACTTCACACATCTGACGCCTGACATGTTCCAGCGCAAGGTGATGAGCGGTCAGATCAAGTTGCCCATCACCCGCTTGGAACGGAGCCAGAAGTCGGCCAAGGGCATTCACCTAAACGACCTGGCCGCATACCTGGATCTGCAGCACGCAGCGGCAGTTAAGGAACATAACCAGCTCAACGGGATAAAACGCGCCTTTTGAGCCACTTCTCTGATGCGGCGCCCAGTTGGACGGGCGCCCTCAGTATCTTTT